CTCAGCTATGCTCAACTGCAAGTGGTATCCATCCTCAGCATTCTAAGTTTTATATCAGACGTGTTAGGGCGGACAACAAAGATCCTTTAACTCAGTTCATGATTCAAGCAGGGTTTGTAGCTGAACCTTGTGTGATGAAGCCTGATAGTACTACTGTGTTTAGCTTCCCAGTTAAGGTAGCTGATGGTGCGTTACTACGTGAGGACTTGTCTGCGATTAAGCACTTGAAGTTATGGTTGTTGTTCCAACGTCATTACTGTGAACATAAGCCTTCAGTAACTATCAGTGTTAAGGAAGACGAATGGATGGAAGTAGGAGCATGGGTGTACGAACACTTTGATGAGGTAACTGGTGTATCATTCCTACCGATGGATGGTGGAACATACAAGCAAGCACCGTATGAAGAGTGTACTGAAGAGCAATACAATCAGTTACGTTTGTTAGTACCTGATTCTGTTGATTGGGAAAACTTCAAGGAGTATGACGATAACGTAGAAGGTGCTCAGACGTTAAGCTGTACTGCCGGAGGTTGTGAGATTTAAGAGTTACGAGGGTTCTTGCGTTTGAAGTAGCAGATTAAAGGTTGGTGAACCGCCCTCACCTAATAAGGATTGATATGGAATACTTTTTTATTGGATTAGTTCTAGGTGTTCTAGGATACTTCAGTATTCAGTGGATCTATAACTGGGTTGACCGGTTAGCAGATAGAGCTAGAAAACTACGCTTTGAAATTGAACACTATAGATTAACTAAAGAACAATGGACTGAGTTTCAAGTTTGGAAACAAGAAAAACAAAAGGAAAACAAATGAGTGTAGAACTTAGCGTTATTAAAGGATTCGCTGTTGGTGTGGAATACGTCAATGGTGATGATGTTGGAGAGGATGATGTTTCAGTCTATGTAGTAATTGACTTAGGCTTCATCCGTCTCTTGTTTACAACTTACAAGCCGGTAGTTTAAGCTTGAAGTCCGGGGAGGTAGACTGTTTTGCCTCCTTGTTTTACTGCAGTTAAGCACTGACATTTAAGATCAGCAGGATCATAAGAGACATGAACCCATCCTGAATCAGGAATACCTTGAGTATAAAACTCTAAGATAACCTGAGTGAACTTGTAGTTCTCAGCGATGTATTTAGCTAAGTCTCCATTGGCAACCCCAGTGATCTCGATGTCGGCTGCTTGACCTTTGCAGTGATCTGAAGTCTTAGATCCGCCTACTGCAGCATTAACTTCAGGAGCACGATAGCCTGAGTTAACCTTAACAGACTTACCATAGTGTTCTCTAACAGGCTGAAGAATCTTCTCAGCTAGAGTCTTTAAGTTACCGATAACAGTTTCGTTAGGAGTATTGTCTAATCCTAAGCGAGTAGCTGTATCAGATACTGTCAGTTCTTTTAAACTAAAGTTATTTGTCAGTTGCATTGTTGTTTCCTTTCATGTTCATAACCTTTTCCAATGTACGTCCACCGAAGTAGAATGACATGACTAACATACCCCATTGACCAAGCAACGATACAAAGTTATCAGAGATATCTAGTCCAAACGAATCTAATAGTGCTAAGAATAAATAAGCAGTTAAGATATAAACCATTGTTAGTGGTCTAATGTTCTTAGATAACCAAGAGTCAGACTTCATATCTGCTTCTAGTCTCTTAGTTAATTCTTGATTCTCAATGTTATCAGCACCTAACTCAGCCAACTTACCTTCTTGTTGTATCTTAGTTAACTCTGCTAATGCCTGTGCCTTTGCTGCAGGATCAGGAAGAACTCTATCAAGAACCTTTTCACCAATACTTAAAATAGCTGCTAATGGAATCATTCTACTTTCTCCTCTGCTTTACCAATCTTACGACCGGCAATACCACCTAGTGTACCGATAGACATATATGCTACCGCCTTAAGAATCTCTAAGAAGATACCATCGATAGGAGCTAACTCCATACCTTGATCTTCATAAGCTACTGCCCACATCACACCAATAGCAATGATGAATAACATGGTTGATAGGATTACTACAATGAAAGCCCAAATACGGATTTCAATTTCTTCTGATGTCATACGTGCCATGCTTACTTCTCCTGATTTGCTAATGGGTTATCTAAAGCTCTTCTAATCTTCTTGTCAGTTTGATCTCGCATCTCACGTAAGTCTTTGTCTACCTCACGAGACAGTTGTTTACCATCTCTTTCAACCTGCTCAACAATCTTCTCTAGTCTACGTACATCATTCTTAATATCATTCTTGATGTCACGAGTATAGTCATTAACCTTGTTAGTATTCTCTTCTACTACAGCTAATCGCTTATCGAACTCTGTTAAGTCAGGAGTAACATAGGTCTCAATCTTCTTCTGCATATTCTGATAGCTTTTAACAGCTTCAAAAGCACCCCATAAAGTACCACCTACGATAGGAGCTACAGTAATAATAATCATCATAAGTTTGTTAGAATACTTTAGCTTGTATCCACCAATACTGAACTCATATTCAGGCTTCTTATCTTCTGTACTGCTCATCTACCATCTCCTCGTGTGATTTTTGACTACCCATTATTAATGCATAGTAACTTCTGTTGTTATCTTGTATTGGTTTCTTAACCATGTTTCTAAACAGCATATCAACAATCATCAATGGCTGTGTCTGCATAGGTACATCAACCATTACCGGTGCTGTCTGCGTGACTTCATTCTTAACTTCAGCTCTAGTCGGCTTTGCCACTGGTTTAGCTTCCGCCTTCTTTTCTTGCTTTGGTTCTGCTTGGGCAGTTTGAGTTGTAGACTGCGTATTAGTTGGTTGAACTGATACTGTTGCATTTACCGGTCTCGTTATTACTTCGTTGACAACTGGGTCAGACACGATAGGAGTTTGTACGCTAACTGTGCCTGTTGTACTGACTTGAAGTACTGGTGCTGAAACACTTGTTGTTGGTGTTGCGACAATGTTATTAAGTGCATAAGCTGTTTCGTATCCACTACATCTTCTGTCATACAGCGGATTAAGGCTGCATTGTTGATTGAAATAAGCTTGAGCATAGCCTGTGCATCTTGTGTCATATAAAGCATTCAATCCACATTGTTGATTAAAGTAAGCTTGCTGATACCCCGGACAACTAGGATCATACAAAGTATTTAAACTACATTGCTGTGTTAAATAAGCTGCAGCGTATCCTGAACAACTAGTACTATACAATGGATTAGAAGAACACTGTAGGGTAGTGTAAGCTTCTTGATATCCTGCACAGCTAGGACTGGAAAGAGGATTTGATAGACACATATCCCCAGTGCTTTGTGTAATATTCGATACATTTTGTGTACGACTAAACCCTGCACCACTATAGTTTAATGTGTACTGGTTCAATGAACTATCCCCAGTCATACCCATAGTCACTGTTCGCCAAGGATCAATGTTAATCTTCTCATAGTGAATACCAATATATCCACTAGGTCTAAGCTCTACACCGAAAGTATTCAGGTTCTGTGGTCTACCATATTCACTGATGTTCTCCCACATGTATCGTTGATATTGTGGAGTTCCTTCAGTTAAGAACCTACCTTGATAGTTAATCAAGTCCGTTTGCAGTGGCATAATAGCAAAGCTAAACGGATGATTAGGTTGTGTTATGTCATATCCTGAGCAACAGAAATGATTTGTTGGATTGAGGAAACCAACAACACCGTTACTAAACATATATGATTCAGTAAACACACGACCGTAATAAGGGAATGGAAACTGAAGGGGTACTCTAGCATAGCCATCATCCGATATGTTGTGTTGTACTACAACTTGTGCAGTAGCAAAGTTGCACCATAATGCAATTACAGCTAACCATCTCATTTTATCTTAGGTCGTTTAGGAATCATCTCTTCGTTGTTTAACCAAAAGTTCTTAGCTTCAACACCAACCTTACCTTCTACTGGACAGAATGTACCTGCATCCCACATAGCCCACCATATAGCAGAGTCTTGACACATCACTGACACAGCAGCAGTCTTCATCTGCATATTAAACAATGATTCAGCTTTGATAATCATTTCACAGTTAGCATCTCTAACAGTAGTACCCATTGAGATACCAAAGATCTGTGTCTGTACTGCAGCAGCTACACCACTAGAGCACATTTTGTTATTGATAGTAGTAATGGCAGGACTAATTGCTGATGGAGGAGGTGACTTTACAGTAGTCTCTGATTTAGAAGTAGACTCCGTAACAATAGGTTGAGCATAAGCTACTACACATCCCATGCAGAATACAGTTAAAGCAGCCCATATAGCTAGTAATGTCTTCACTCCTCTAATCCTTTCTTAAGTCTTGCTATTCTACGTACTTCATCTCTGAATTCAGGATCACGAGACATCTCTGCGTACATCATGTTAGTTGCTGCTTTTCTACCTTGTTGCATTTGTTGCTCAAGGATAACTTTCTGCCTTGCTTTAGGCAATGATTGGAAGAAAGGATTGTTAACAGCTTGTTGAATCTTCATTGTTAACATGTTGCTTGATAACTCTTGGTATCTTGATTGTTGCTCAGTAGTTAACTCAACACCTTTAAGTTTCTTAGAAGGCATTACATAGTCAATACCTAATTCACTCACAAGCTTCTGCTCAGGAGTCTGTACTGCACTACGGATAGGAACACCAGTGAATGCAGCAACACCTTGCATTGGGTTCTCTTGAACACCACCAAATAGATTGTATCTCTCAGGTAGTTGCTCACGTTGACCCGGAATACGATTAAGAACTGCTTCACCGAATGTTTGAGCAATACGTTGATTAGGATCACTTGCTTTAGAGAACTGAGCAATAGCACCCGGAACTGCTAGTGAAGAGAATCCCTTAACGAATGCAGAACCATGACGTTCAGGATCGTTGATAGCTTGTACCACACCTGCAAGACCTTGTAAGAAAGTCTTATTAGCTAGGTTGTTAGCAAGTGCACCAGTTACCTGAGAAGCAATCTCACCTGCTTTTCTATCGTTAGGATTCTTAGCTACTGTATCCTGAAGAATCTTCATGCTATCAGCTACGAAACCTAGCGTAGTTGCAAGAGGTTCAACACGACCATAAGGAATCCACTTATCACCTACCTTGATAGCATACTCAGGAATACCTGCAGCTTGCATAGCAGCACGTTTACCCGGATCTTTAGGATATGAACCAGTGATCTCATTGTTGAATACGTGTTGTGCTAGTGTAACTGCAGCAGCAGTGCCCATCACAGTTCTTGCTGCTAGTTGTTCTTTAGTTAAATAAGCTGAAGTTCTTGGCTTTCCTTTAGAGTCGTACTTAATTCGTCCGTTCTCATCACGAAGTAAACGAGCAGGAGTCATGCCGGGAATCAAGTTAAGTCCGGGAATGTAGCTAACACCTTCTTTAAGAATGTTGATCGGTGTTTTAACGAAAGGAATAATCAACGCAGCAGCAGGGTTATTAGATTTTAACTTCAATAAGTCATTACCGAACTTGCCCAAGTCAGCTTGGAAAGTATTTAACTTTGCGTACTCTTTAGCTGCATCAGCAATCTTAGATAGTTCTTCTTCCTTTACTCCCGGAATATTAGCTTTAGATAACTGAACTGCCCAATCCTTATCACTAACATCAATCTTCTTTAGTGCATTATAGATATCACGTTCTTTACCTTTAAACCTGCCTGAGTAAGCAAGCTTATAGAACTGATCATATAACTCCATCTTACGGAAGTATGTCTTAAAGAACTCATCGATACCTACTGATGGACGAGTACCTACTGTACGAATAACATTACCTAATACTTGTTCTGCTTTAGAACTAGGTTTGCTTTGATTTCTACCGATAGCACCTGCTACGTCACCTAAGTTATCCAGTGCTTGACCTTCTAAGAAACCAGTCTTAGCAAAGAACAATGATTCTCTGAATGCATCCGTCAATGCTGATAAAGTAGAACCTGCTCTACGGAACTGTAGGAACTTAGATGAACCCGGAGTTACTGTAAGGATAGCTGATTCAATACCATTCAATAACATCTTAACAGGAGGAGACAATGCGTTAACTACCGCAGTCTGAATACCTGAAGTATAGATGTTTGTGATTGCTTCTGAGAACTTCTGACCTAATGTAGGATCTTTAATAGTTTTCTTAGCTGCTGTACCTAAAGCAGTCTGAGCATCAATAGATCCATCTGCAGCAGCAGCCTTAATTTTACGAACCATATCAACCATGTCTACAGTAGCGTCAGCATCTAAGCCTTTACCGCTATTCTCTAGCATGTTCATGAATGACTTCATGTTACCGAACAACTTAGTGGTTGCCTTATCAGACAACACACGAGCAGCTTGTGATCTGTTACCTAGTACTTGACTAGCTACCAATGAGAATTGATTGAATGAATCACCTACTAACTTAGCTGCATCTTTAGGAGCTACACCTGATTTAACTAGATCATCGTAGAAGGTATCAATGTTTTGGAATGATAATAATTCTTTCTCTAACCAAGGAACAATAGCTTGTTGGAATTGATTAGGAAGTACTAGACCATCTCTACCTAAGAAGGCACTGACTGCATTGGATACTGGTACGTTGATATCTTGAGGAGCACGTAATGCTTGGATATCATTGAATCTTGTCTGCATTAAGTTAAGACCATCAGAGAACTTCTCGATGTTCCATTGTTTTAATGCATCAATGTTACGTTCATAGAAAGGATTAGTCTGATCTAATGCACCTTGGATCTTCCAAATAGGAAGCTTACCGAATTCTACTTCAGTAGTGTATCCTTTGATTGCATTGAAGAAGTCAGACCAGTCACCTGATTGTGTTCCTTTATTGAATGCTGCTTCAGCTTCTTCTCTAGCTAATGGATTAGCAGAGTCGATAGACATCTGATCGAACAGTCCTTTAAACTCTGCCTTAGCAGGGATTGAATCTACAGCATTAACATTAAGAGTATCTACAGCAGGAGTTGATTCTACCTTAGCAGTGTTCTCAGGGAACAATGAATCGACAGTCTTAGGATCATCAAGTTTGATACCAGTATCTTCTTGGATAATCTTAGCTACATCATCGTCAGTCTTAGCACCTTTAGCTTTAGCTTTTTCAACTAATTCTTGTGCAGCCTTACGACCGAACTTACCTGATACTGCACCAAGCACAGCACCTAATGTACCACCTAAAGCTGTACCAAAAGCAGCACTAACTAAGCGACTATCTTCTTCATCATAGGTAGGTTGTAATGCACCACCAACACCACCGGCTACCATACCGGCAGTAGCTGCACCTTTAACACCTTTGAATAGCAAAGAACCCGGAACAAGAGTAGATGGGTTAACTAATCCACCTGCAATTGTGCCTAGCACACCTGCTACAGGGTTCTCATCAGCCATCTGTCTACGTAGAGATTCAGAAGCAGTATCTAATTCACCACCCGCAAGTTGATAAGCTCCCTTAACTTCAGAGCCTACTTCTTGTTTAGCTGATTGTAAGAAGGTTTCAAACGGAGTAGCATTAGTTTTGTTTAAATGTTGAATGATATCTTTAAACTTATATCCTTCTGCTAATGCACCTTGGATATTAAAACCTGCTTGACCTGCTAAATAACCTGCTATCTCTTCGTCTGTGTAACCTTCTTTCTTTGCACCTAGTACATCAAAGAAAGCCATTATTGAAACCTCACACCAGTGCCCATCAAACGAGCAAGTTCTTGTTTACGATTCTCATAAGCAACAGTAATGCTGTTACGCATAGTCAGCAATCATTTTAATGATAGGATCAGCATCTAAACGATACGTTCCTGCATTCTGATTGTAAGCAGCAGGATTAGGAGCTGACATATCTGTAGGCACAGCAGCCACTGGAGCAGCAGCCGGTGCAGCAGCCGATGGAGTAGCAGGATTTTTATTCGTCTCAAACGAATTCAAAGGTGCTTTCTCTTTCTCTGACTTCTTTGCATCTTTAGCAGGAGGAGCAAACTTAGCAGCAAGATCAGCAGGAACTGGGATATACTGAGGATCTGTTCTACCTGACTTATCAAACTTCCAGTTACCCGCTAAAGGATTCATTGGATCTACTGGTTTGTAATCAAACTTCTCATCGTTAGCTAGTTTGTTCTGATAAGCAATGTATGCTCTGTCTTTAGCAATAGCAGTCTTCTTAGCTTCAAGAGTTAATTCTCTGTCTTGTATTAGACGTGCATTTAGATTAGCTAAACGATTAGCTTCAGGTTCATTACCCTTAGCAAGAGCATCTTCAATACGACCTGCCAACAACTCAGGATTCTTCTCAAAGAGTTGAGTCTCTTTAAGTTGGAAGTCCATGTTACTTGTTCTAGCTTTCTGCACTTCTTGAGCAGCAGCTAGTGCTTCACGACCAAGACCTGCATCGCTATAGGCTTGTTGTAGTTCACTGAAGAACTTAACAGGATCTGCAGCAGGGTCTACACGACTAGCTACATCATTATATACACCTTGAATCTGACTTACTTTATTTAACAAAGGATCATTGACATCAAAGAAGCCACGTCCTTGTGCTAAGTTAACAGCACCACCACCAATCAAGCCACCTAATCTAGCAGCTAGTTGTTGTTGTGGATTAGTGATAGAAGAAAACTGTTGTTCACGTCTCTGTAATGCTTGTTGTAATACAAGAGACGGGTCTGAAGTAGTATTTAATTGTGATGATGCTAAGTTACCCATGATTAATCTCTCCATCCTGTTGTACCACCGCCTAGTGCGGGATTATAACCTGTACCGCCTCCAAAGAATGAACCAATCTGTTGAGGGAATCCCCAAGCAGAAGTTACTGGAGAAGAACTATTAAACATTCCACGAGCTGCTCCACCACCTCCTCCTGACATACCACCTGCAGCAGAGCCAATCAATGAAGATAAGAACTGTGCGTTAAGTGCGTTAGCTTGTTGTACACCTTGATACTGAGTGTTAGCAGCATTCTGCATACCAGTGTTGTAGATCTGTGCACCTGCAGTTTGACCCGGCATTGAAGCAGTACCTAAAGCAAGACCAAGATTATAAGGCTGCATAGCCATCTGTTCTACTTGACCTGCTAATCCTAACTGAGTTTGTAACGGAGCATAAGCACCTACAGTACCTTGTACTTGTGTACCTAGCAACCCTGCACCAGTACCTAACAAACCTGCACCAAACTGTGCACGTTGTTGACCTGCTTGAGTAGCACCTGCAGCTAATGCAGCATCTTGTTGAGCTAATGCATTGTAGTATGCAGCCATCTCAGGGTTAGTTGCTTGCATACCAGTAGTTGTACCGCCAGTAGCTAAACCACTACGACCACGTTGGAATAAGTTATTACGGATGTTAGATAGTTGTTGTTCTCTACCGCCTGCTAACAAGCCTTGTTGTTGTTGCATGAACTGAGCAGCAGCATCTTCAGGAGACTGAGCAATATACTGTTGACCAAGGTTCATTAACTGTTGAGCACCAACACCTACTGGAGCATACTGACCTGCTACTTGTTCAGCACCTGATAAGCCTGCATTGAACTGATTAAATAATCTGTTCTGTAGTAATGATAGCTCAGGTGCAGCAGTGTAGCCTGCAGCAGATACGTATGGTAAACCAGTTTCAGGATCAATCTCACGAGTGAAAGATGATGTACCGAAACGAGTGGTCATCCCTACTGGTCTAAACGCAGCAGCGTAGGCTGCATCTTGTGCAGCAGCTCGTTGTTGTTCTGCAGCTTGTGCCGCAGCAGCCTGAGTCTTTTTAGCACCTGTAAACGGTTCTAATACTGAACTAACTAAACCACCCATTATAAACTCCTTGTGTAGACGTAGCCTACTTTACCATTGTTTAAATTCATTTGTTCCATCTTTTCCCATCCAGTTACTTCACCGAACTTAGCTAACTTCTTATCATCTTCTTGTACTAAAGCTACTATAGGAAAGCCAACTAAGTACTGCAATAAGTTTAAATCTTCTAGATACTTGGTTTTTATTTTACTTGACCACTTACGTACATCTGTATGAAACCACAACATCTCTGCAAAGTTCTCTAAGTACATTGTGTACTCAGGACGATTAACCACAGGGACTTTCAATTAATATGTACCGCCATCAACAACACCTACAAGTGTATCACCTAATGTTACAGTACCTGTGAATGTAGGATTAGCAGAGTCTGCTTTACTTGAGATAGCAGAAGCTACTGCAGTTAGCTCATCATCAATCTCAGCACCACGAACAATCTTACCTGAATTACCGGTAGGTAAAGTATCTTTAACTGTAAAGTTAGTACCTTTAATATAGTTACTCATTATACGATCCGTCCTTGTTTAACGTATACATCAATCTTTTGAATAGAAATAGGTTGACCATTGATCTGTGTTTCAAAACCAAACTGTAGTACCTTACCACGACCATGAGCATTCACTCGTTTCTGATCGATCTCAATACCACCTGAGTATTCTGCCAGACCATATTCAGCAGAACCGTACTCATATATAACTTGATCACCTAATACTACTGTTTCAGTACGATAGTTATTAGCGTAATCAAAACCCCACTTAACAGCGATAGGTTGAGCTACACCGCCAACCATTGTAAAGCCAATCTTCTTAAGAATCTTCTCAGTTGTTGGAGCACCAAAGTCAATATAGTTACCAAAGTAACTGAAGAAGTAAGTAGATGTGTTATCTAAATATCCATCATACTCTGCAATATATCCCGGCACACCTAGCAATAACATACGATCTGATGCTGAGAACATGGCAGTAGGTGCTAGAGTCCACATTGTAGGTTTAGCTGCACCTTCAGGTAATGGCGATCTCATGTCAAAGCAGTAGCTTAGTTTAGCTGTAGGGAAAGATATTACATAGAATGCTTCTTTCTCATTGTAAGCTGCTCTTACATTCTTAAGGTCTTCACCCGGTAACAATGATAATAAATCATCACGTACATTCTTAGAGATATCACGCATAGGCATTGACTTCTCTTGTACTGTTCTAGCAAAGCTACGAATACCTGAATCAGATAAGAACAATACGTCAGTAGAAATAGACTGGATAGAGTGTTTAGCAATACATCCAATACCGTTAATACTATCAGCTAAAGACATCGTGTTAGGATCTTGAGCACCTTGATAAACTAGAATCTGTCTGCGACCAAAGATAATCAAGAATCCGTTATGAGCTGCTAGACCAGTAATCTCGTCAGCACCATTAGTCCAAATAGTAGATACATTTAATGTACCTGCTGTACCAGTCTGCCAGTTAGCACCATCAATCAAATCACAGAACTTGATAGTCTGTTTATCTGTAGATGTAGAAGCAGTCCATAAACGACCATAAGCACTGATAGCGATATCAGCTTCTGCTACTGTACCTAAGTATCCTGATAGTTCTGATACTCTTTTGTATGTTGTTGTGCTTGTTAACGGATCAAATACTAAAGGAGAATGTCCTTCTTGGAAGAAGAAAACCTTATCGTTTAGTGCTGCAATAGACCAGTTATTAGCTGTAATTGTAGGAGCAGTACCGCCACCACCATAAGTTAACTCTGATAGAGTAGTGCCTACAAGTTTAAATAGTTTGTTGTTACCTGCTGCAAGGATATACTTAGTACCATTACCTGCAATCAGTTCATAGATTGCTCTAACTGGATTAGATCCTAATGCACCTAGAGTAGCATGTTTAGGCTGCCATCCTTTACGAGATCCAACACGTCCTGACTTATCAATCACTACGTTGAATGCCTGTAAAGCATAGCCATTGTTAAGCTCAATACTAGATTCTTGGGTGTTTAATCCATAGAATCCCGGAGCTACAATTGACGAGGTTACTAATTGTTCTGCCATTAGGATGGAATCCAAGTAGATTCTTCAACATAACGCTGTGATTCTAGAGCAATCGTATCAGCCAATACCTTCAAGTACTGACCATAAGCATCGCCTGAACCGATACCTGCATCTTCACCACGTTCTGCTAGAGCTCTTGCATAAGCACCTAGGATAACTGGTTGACTTGGTACTAGCATCTCATCTGTATTAGCTACTAGATCAGCTTGAGGAGTTACTACGTTGAAGTAGATATTGTAAGCTGCATCAGGAATAGGGTATAGGTCAACTTGAACATCGCCTGAAGCAGATTGTCCGTTGAATGCGTAGTAACCCGGAGAACCTTTTTGAGGTGAAGTAGTCAACAACCACTGAGTCATTAGACTAGAAGGAGTATTCTCTAGGAATGCTTTCTCAGAATTATTCCATACGTCTACAACTTCAAAGCGATGTCCGCTGCCTACCAATGTATAGTTAATAACATTAGGCACAGTGGTAGCTACAATAGTAGATGTTAGTGCATTCCAACTATAAGCATTCTCTACTTCTTGCTTAGAATCGTTTACGTATGAACCAATTAACTTAGCATAGTTATTATCAGTAACAGAAGTTACTTCATCCTCTCTAAGTCTCTTTAGTACTGCATTAACTAGGTTTAAATAATTCATAGTATCCTATTTATTTTCCATATATTATACCACAATATAGTATAAAAGTCAAGCTTTATTTACCACTTTACTTTATCTGCCCAGTAAGCAGCAGACATTTTACCCTTGGCAATATTCTTAGCATGACGTGCTTCAAAGCTTTTCTTCCTAGCCTTCTCTGATTCAGTCTTAGGATTAGCTCCTGCACCCTTAACTCCTTGCTGACCAAAGCGAATAGTCTTCACTTGATCACCTTCTTTAGCCACAACTACGTGTGACTTAGTAGGATGGCTTGGTGTTTTCTTAGGCTTATTAAACCCTGCTACACCTGCACGTTCTAGTCTAGAGTCTTTCTTCATTTCTTTTTCTTAGCTGTCTTAGCAGCGTCCTTAAAGTTCTTAGCTGTTGGAGCACCTTTGCTACCTACCTTACGCATCTTCTCGCCTGATCCCTCAGCGATACGTTTACGCTTTGCAGCGATATTGGCATACAAGCCCTGCTTCATTTCTTAGCCTTGTTCTTAGCAGTACGACCACCACGTTTAGGAAGTGATTTACCTGCTGTAGATAAAGCAATCGCTACTGCTTGCTTCTGAGGTCTACCTTCTTTAACCATCATACGGATGTTAGAGGAGATTGTTTTATCTGACTTACCTTTTTTAAGTGGCATTATTTCTTCCTTATAAGTTCAAACGTGTTGATTGAAGAGAATGTTGATGATGCTTCCGGTGTTAAACGAATCTCATCACCTTCATCTAATACTACATAAGCACCACCATCAAACTTAAGATACTCTTTAGAACCCATGCTATACTGATCCAATACAGCATACTCTGTGTTTGTACTTAAATCATACCACTTAGCAGTAATATGTTTAGTGTTGCCTGATGCATTATGTAAGTACATCAAGTTCCATTTAACAGCATATCCTACAGGTACTTTATATACCATTGTAGTAGAACCTGCAGTAAGATTATGTCCTACAGATACTGATGAGTATTCCATTAGCCACCAAACATTTTCTTAATAACTAAAGTTATAGCTGCTCCGATAGAACCTGCAGCAAGAAGCAACACATATAATCCACCTTTACCTTGGTTGATTGTAGCGTTGACCTGTGCCATCTCTTTACGTAACAGATGAACTTCGTTAATTAGTATGCGAACTTCTGCTTCTAAAGCACCGAAGTCCTTGTCTGTTATATTGTCTGACATTTAATCCTCTTAAGATAAAGATTCTACTTTAGCCATAAGAGCTT